CATACTTGTAAAGCGATCCACATACTGTTTAGTGGCTGCATCGAATGCAGCAACAGGATCAGCAGCTAAACGCAACATACCCTGCATGGTATCACCAGCACGTGATACACGCTCAGCGAATGCACTATTCAGCTTATCAGCCTTTAGCGGATTCTCACCACGGAAGAATGTCGTGCTCATGCCAATGGGTCCTGATCCAACACGAAGTAACTACTATCGATTCCACTCATCAAGTCCTCGGTTGGATAACGCGGATCGAGTTCTATCGGATGTTGTGCGAATGCAGCCTTAATCATGCGCCTGCGATTCTGTGCAAGCACTTGATACTTGTTCACCTGTGCAGGTATCGTTCCATCATCAACCGCATACATCCATGCCGCGTCATACAGCAGCAGCAGTTGATCAATGTATACCTTATCGGTCAACGAGATCGGCAGCTTAGGACGCTGACGTGCCCACACAACGACATCACCGCTACTGTTCGGTGGATAGACCTTGAACGGTCGTGCAGGCGATGAGTAATCAGGTGCGATATACCATGATCCCATGCCACTGCTAAGTGATCGCGGATTAATACTCTGTGGCAACTCACGCAGCTTGCGATTGCTGGTGCCAGGATATACCGCAGCTATATCGTGGTATTCGGTAATGGTAGAGAGCGGTCCTACGAGGTCCAGCGTCAAGCTACCAGTTGCACCGTCTAACGGAATGGGTCCGATGTAGCACATATAATCGGGCCACCACATTTCCTCAATCTCAAGCAGCAATGCATTCTGTATAAACTGCTGAATACGACCAGCACTATAAATCTGCGTTGCAATACCAGGAACCTGAGACAACTCGGTAATGCACGCATTCACAATATCGCTAACCACTGCGGGCATTACATTCTCCTAGATGAGCGGCGACGCATGGACGGTTGGGGAACAAACCATGCGCCGCCTGCCATCCAACAAGTGCTATGCAGCAGCTTGTTGAATACCGTGCAAACCACCATGGTTCGCGGTGTTCACATCATTCAGCATGTTGCAAGCAACACTAATAATGTTCACACCATTCATCGCCGTGGTGGTCGTATACAATCCACGCGGATCAGTCGTGGTCGTGGTAGCGGGATCAACCACGCTCGGTGCTTGCAGTGTGCCAGCAGCAACAAGTGCACCATTCCCAATCTCATACACTGCGCGAATAGTCTTGTATGGCAAACCCAGCTTAACACCAGTGCCGATGCTCAGCGTAGTCGCAGCAGCGGTATACGCCACGTTGCTAAAGTATTTGAACGCCTTATTCCCAATAACAGGCACAGCGCCATTCAGCGTAATGGCTTCACTAATCGGCTGACCGAGATAGTCCCAGCCATTCACAGTAATCACGGTAGCATTCGCAGCACCCGCAACCACCTGAATGCAACGACCATATGCTTCAGGAATAACGGCAGCACTAAGATCAGCCGAGGTGCCTGTCGCAATACTTGCAGCATTCAACACGCTGGTTGCATTCGCGGCAAGCGGTGCACCGAAGTTCACACGTGTTTCACCGTTGTAGTTCACGTCCGCGCTATACTGCATCGCAGGCACATACATGTTGATGCGACGCGGGAAGTTAGTAGCATTAGCCATGAGATTAGGCATCGAGATTTCCTTCCATGATCTCAGTCAATCCACCAGTGCCACCAGCACGTGGACGATTGAACTGCTTACGTTCCACGATCTCCTTCGGTGTCAGCACCATGTTGTCTGGCACCTCTTCACCACTGTTCATATCAACCAACCGTGGTTGACCATGCACACCGATACGCGTCAACTGCTCAGTATCATCAGCAGCCACGAACAGGCTATGACCTTGTGGGAAGTAGATCATATAACCATCCTCAAACTCCTCCTTCTTAGGAACAAGTTTGCGCGTGATCACTTCCTTATTCTGCAACGGTCCAACCTTACGAATGTCCTCCTCGACGTGCATGACCATGCGCCAGAATTTACCAGCAATCTTCTCGACTTGGAACGAAGGCTTAAAATCCAAGTTGGATTGGGGCATTACTTCTTGTCCTTCTTATCATCCGACTTAGCATCGGTTGGCTTATCACGTGGTTCACCTGGACGCGGTGTTGACTCAGGCAACTTATCAGGTGCACGTGTAACACCACCTTCTGGCGGTGGCACTTCTGGTTCAGGCGCAACGATCACATTCACATCGCTGGCATAGCTTGTTGCATTTGGATAAGCGTTCAATACCTGTTGATGCTCTACGCTACCAGCAACAATCTCAGTCTGCCCAGGCTGCGTTTCGTCATAGCCTTCTAGCTGTGGTTCAGCTTCGATCAACGCTTTGTCTTGGCCTTCTACAGCTTCACGCTGACGTGCCTTAGCATCAGCAATCGCCTTGTCTCTGGCTTCATTCCGTTTCGGATCAGGCATCTTCTGTCTCCTAGTTGGTCAACACGGCATGTGTGCGGAATGCACGCCACAGGCACCACTGACCTTGCCACACCACACGACTGCCTACTGCATCCACGTTCCATGGTGCGATAAGTTCCTTGACCTTCATGTTCACACCACGCAGCATGTGCAAACGCAGATACTTATCGTTGATGAAGTATGCATAATTCACGGGGCAATCCTCATCATACATGATCGGTGCACCGTTATGCATCACGCCTTCAAACCCAAGGTCGAACATGCGCTTACCAGCCTTACCCTCACTGAGCGGGATGGTCAGCTTATCGCGCACAGCTTGCCTATACATGCGATAGATATTACGACCAGCGAGAATGATGCTCGGCTTATCACCCTTCAGTGTAAGGTCCATGAGAATGTCGTCGAACACTTCTTCAATATTCGTGCTGTCCAGACCTCCACCAAATACGTAAGCACTAGTGCGCCATTGAGGCTGAGTAGCACGATTAATACCACCCAGAGTGCCGGTAGTTGGATTCGTGGGAATAAGGCTTCCCAGGCCGAGAGGATCAGTGCCGCCACCAACAGCATACAGATATTGGCTAAACTTATCCTTGATAGATTCCTCCAGGACATTCATCTTCTCCTTCATCAGTTTGAAGATGGCAGCAGCACCGTTGTTTTCGTCTTGCTCCTGGTCACTGATGATGACTGATCCGGCAACGCGCGAGTATCCATACTCAACCGTGTCGAACTCATCGGTTTGGTTGACGGGAAGGGGAGTATAGTAGCTATACGACGTGATGTTCGGGTTGCGACCGACGACGAGCGGATTGGTAATATTGTAACCACCATCCTCATACTCCACACGGTCGTTAGCAAACACCCATGCCATCAACGCATTCGACTTGATCGAAGCCATTACCAACTTGCGTCGTGACTTACTCAGTGTGCTGTGCAGAACATCTGCGACAGCGGGGATAATCGTTCCAACAGGCATAGCCTACCTCATCAGTTTAAGTTGACACCATGTTCTTGCATCGACTGCCTGATGATATCAGACCAGGATGCATTCTCGTTATGCTGCGTAACCGCGCCGTTACCTACGGGTGCGGTTGGTTGTTGCACACTACGACCACCTGGTAGTGGACGTGTTGGTGCCGGTTGCTGCGTCTGCTGAGGTGTAGGCTGCTGCCGTTGTGCAGCTATTTGCTGCTTCAACGGTTGTGTCCAATCGAGTTGGTTCTCGTGTGCCCACCTAATCATCTTGGTATAGGCACTGGAGAGGGACAATCCAGGCTGAGCCTGAAGCATTTCGGACAGAACGTCAAGGTTCTGATGTGCCTCATCATTCTCACCGAGGAAGGTATCGAGATCGACCTGTGCACGTTGTTGCGCCTCTTGTTGCGCACGTGCCTGTTCGCGTTGTTCAGTCAACGGCTGCATCTTACTATCGATCATGCGCTGAATAGCATTCATGTCGATGCCAGGACTAACACCTTGTTCCAGGAACGGGATCGGATAGCCCTTGCTCTTCACTTCCGCGACCAGCGACTCTAGCGTCTTCACTGGATCACGCATAAACTCAGCCATAATCTGAACGGCAACCACCTGATCCTGTGGCGACACATTCAGTCGTTGCGCTTCTTGCGTTACCTGATTAACGCTACCAAGTCGTTGCGTTGCTTGCTGCAATTGCTGCTTCAGTTGGTTGTTCTCACGTGCATGGCGTTGACCTTCCTCATACACGCGACGCTCAATACCACCTTTGGCTACAACTCTTCCACTGATTGGATCAACAAGATCGCGCGTGTTTGGTTGTTCAGCATTCGGAACCTCAACCAAACCATCATGCCTGCGACGAACTGGCGTTGTCGGCTGTGGTTGTGCACCATCCGGGGCAGCACTCGTCTGCGCACCAGTGGGAGATGCACTTGTCTGCGCACCACTATCACTACCACCGCTATCAGGCGCACTACCACTATCCGTCTCCACGTCATCATGGATGTCGGGTATACCGCTAAGGATTGTGTCTTCTGTCGATCCGCTCA